TTTTTCAACCAAAATCCCCCAAGCACCTTCTAAGCATACGCCATATACGGGATCCTCTCGGACATCAGTATGGTCATTCTCAGACTCCCCCAGAACACCCCAAAGCACCCAAGCCAGTGCCAGATTTTCCAGACCCACTTGGAAATTGCATATTTGATTCTTTTGAACTCACCATTTCTATCCATTCCTGGATCTCCTCTGGGTTCTCTTTGACAATACTTGTCAGTGACATCTCCAAGGTTCTTATGGCCCCTTCTGAGAGGGTAAGACCATAGATCTCGGTGATGCACTCCAGGACTTCATGCAGGATTGTCAACCCTTTGACATCCCTTGGGAGGTCTTTGTTGATGTATATCTTTGGAACAGGTAGACACCAGAACTCCCCCCACGTCTCTTCCTTGGTCATGTCTTTTTCAATGACAGGTACTTGAAGAGGACCAATGTGGAGCTTCATTGCCGTCGAATCTTCAAAGTTCTTTCTCGGGCTGCCCGTTCACCTTCATCACGATCATGTTTGTCCTGACCCATCTTCAGTATTGGGTTCACTTTGCTCATCCATCGAAGGGCAGGTAAAGGAGACTTTGCAAAGTTAAGTGGATTAGACATACACATAGAAGTTACCCCTAATTTGTTTTGGGTTGTTTATATAAGAATTACTTCTATATATTCTTATATAAGTTATATAGAGGTAATATAGTAGTAATGTAGTAGTAATTACCTAAGACTCTCTAAGATTATCTAAGGTTCTTTCTAAGATACTTCTGTATTCACAACTCTTCTTAGATTATCTTAGATATTCCTTAGATATTCTTCTAGATGTTCTTTTAATTATCTTCACTTAGATCTCTTAGATCCTGAGTCTCCCCCCCAAACCCCCCCGTGGACCGTCCAGGGAGGATGAACTTGGAGGTCAACACGGAGGAAATCTGGGGGAGAAACTCAGAATCTAGGAGACCAGATGAAGATATCTTCACTTGAGTCTCTTGAGTCCGTCGTTCCCCAAAGAATCTTGGTTCTTCAAAAGTTGTACCTAATTCATTTTTAACCCTCTCAGGGGGGTCATGCTCTCACAGGCCGTAGGATGGCTCAGGAGCGATTTGAATGATCCAAGGTAGGATGGGATACCTGAGTGGATGAAACGCTCTCAGGGAGCCTCTGAGGGCCTCTCAGATATCTTCTGGTGTCAGCATGTCAATGACCTTCATGTGGGCCACCAAAGCATCCGTCAATTGGACGGTATTGATTCTGTCAAGCAAGAACTCTTCCCATGCATCTATGAAGTCATCGAGGGATGCTCTGAGGAGTTGTTCATCCATGACATGGAGTCTCTTGTGTTTGATCCAAGACAATGATCTTGGAATTTATTGAGTTCTTCTTGGAGTTTCTCGGATCTGTTGAACCGAACTGCTTCATCAACATCCCGGCTCATCTGGTCTACCCAATACTGGCAAGCCATCGCAAGGACATCTAAGCGGTCATCGTGAGCCAGTGAACCCTTGTCTCTAGTCAACCGGGTCATCTGGTAGAAGAGCTGGTATTTCAGGGCCTTCTCTGAGGGGAGATGCTTGGTTGAGTCATAGTCCTGTCGGATAACTCGCTCATCTACCACCAGTTTATGTCTGTTCATAACTGGCTCTAAAACATCCAATATGCGTCGTTCTTTCTGGATATTGTGGCGAACTTCCGTGATCGTGACTTTGTGAATCTTTGAGAGAATTGGCTGTAACAGTGCCGTAAACATGCCATCACCGAAGTTGGATTCGACCAGAATTTCGTTGACATCCTGCTCCTTGGCAATCACTGACAACGCCTTCAAGGTCTCCTCTGAGTACCCTCCAGGGAGTCCACCGGCTGCTGTGACGAAGAGCTGAGAGTTCAACATCTTGACCACTGAATAGGCCGTCTCATCAGCACCACGACCCGAGGGGTCAATCGCCATCACAGCTCCCTGATACTTCAGGAGTTCACCATTGGTCCCCATCGGCATGTAATACCGATCACCATTGAACCCCACACATGGGAGGTCTTTATATGCATACTCAGGAGACCCCGCCCAGACCACCTTCTCAGGTGCATTCTCAGCATCCAGTCTCATCACAACCAAGTCATTCAGTTTCAGCGGGTATCTATCAGCATCACTCAAGGATGTATCAAGCATGAATTGCAAAGCAAACCCTGAGCGTCCATAGGATGCCTCACGTTCCATGAGGTCAAACTGGTTGAACCTCTTGGGGTCTGTTGGCTCACCCTCCTCCATGTCCAACTCAAGGATCGTAGGAGCAATCCTGGGGCCATACCCGATGATCTGACGCTCATTAGGTTTCCGAGCAGGCCAGATCTTCACATCATATCCACGGTCTGGTAATTCGTTGTAGAGACTCTGCTCAGACTGAGGAGTCCCAAGGTAGATCACATGACCAGAAGGTTTCAGAACAGCATCGAACTCCTGTACCGCCACACTGATCTTGTCACGCATCATCTGGGTTGCTGAGTTGTTCAAGGACTCCACATCATCCGCAATGATCAGGTCCGCACGAGCACCCGTGATCTGTGAGGAGATCCCCTTGGAGGTCACCGAAGGAGCATGGCTCGCTGGAGCAGGACCAACATCAAAGGCAATCTTGGAGTTCCTCTGAGTCTCGTGAGGTTTCAGGTGGTGCAGGATCTCCATCTCAGAGATCAACCGCAAAGTGAATGTACTGAAGTCATCAGCACGTTGCTTAGACGCAGACACCACCAGGATGTTCTTGGTGGGATCTAGGAGTAGCTGGTGACACACAAACGCAGAAGTGATCCAAGACTTCCCGACACCCCTGAAGGCCATTACGCATCGACGCTTAGGACCACACTGAATGTAGTCAGCAATGTCGTATTGGATCGGGGTGGGGTCGGGAAGACCTAGGTGATCCCACGCCAGATACAGGAAATTCCTGAAGTCTTTTAGGCGGGGGTCCATGATATGTTTCTCAACCTACGTTGGGGATCTCTGCTTCGGGGTCAAACGGGAGAACCTTCGCCAAGTTCAGCAGAGGTTCACTTTGGTTGATGTTGGCATCAATTCCGTTGTCCTTGAGGAACTGCCGAGCAACACTGAGTTCACCTGAACCAGCTTCACCAGACATGATACGTTCCATCAGGAGCATCGAGAGAGCCTCATGCAACTTTCCCAGTTCCTTCTTGTCCATTATGCCTTCTTCTTCTTCTTTTTCTTCTTACCAATCTTCAGGCGAGATCCCACAGATCCCACCCGAACCTTTGATCGAGTGCTTGATGAGTGGACACGATCACCTTTACTTGTCAACCTATCACGAGCCATGTTTAAATTCCTTCCTGTGTTATCCGCCGACTTGGACGGTGACAGTTCCTGAGCACCCAGCAGCAGCGGTACACGTCGCCCGCATCTCTGGGAACAGTTGTAAATCTTCTTCGTTCAGGGTCTCATCGGCATTCAAGTTCTTAGAGGCAACCTGTACCCACTCCATTGAGGAACTCAAGCGGCCCTCAACTTTGGTGACAAGGTTTCCTGAACCCACATAAGATGTGCATCGCATTGAAGCGATACCACGGTTTGATTTGGGCATGTGAAACAACACAGTTGACCCAGTTTCAGTTGCGGAAGCAGCAACAGCCACCTCGTCCATTAGAGTTTTTACAAGCATTCGATTAGTCCGTTTTAATATATTGAAAGAGAAATGAAGCAGCAGCCCCAATGACCGCAGCGGCCCCCAACATCCAACTTCTGGATTGTTCGAGATTACGAATTCGATGGTCCTGGCGATTCAGTTCCTCGTCGTGAACAGCCATGGAAGTGATCAAGGAATCTACCTTTCCTTCTAACCTCCCCAGGGCCAGCAGTAATTCTTCGTTCATTACGCACCTATTTCCATAATAGTTATTGAACTCGCCATGACACCACCAAGTAGACGAGCACCTGATTGCCCGTTGAATGTTGTTGTGCCAGCAGTACCATTTCCAGCCCTTACTTTGAAAGTGGTGGCAGAAGTAGTACCTGTGGTCATGTAGTGGTTGAAACTTATGCACTCAAGATGATTTGCGGTTTCTTGTTTGAAACCCGCTGCCAATGCACCTGCGGTAGTATCTTGAAATAATGCTGCTGTGAAGTTGTCGGCAGCTGAGTTGGCAAAATAGAAAACAACTTCAATCAGTAATTTATTTGTTGCACTGGCAGGCGTGATTGCAAGCGTCATGTATTCATCGCCTTCTGTGATTTGTGGAATTGTATCATCCATTGGGAGGACGGTTGTACCAGTGGCTACAGCACCATCCATGACGTTCACAACCTGAAGGATCTTTCCATTATCTGTATGGGCAGCCCAAACTGGATTCGCAGCAGCCCCCTGAGTCTTCAGGAAGTATCCACTGGTGCCAGCACCAAGGTTCACAAGGTTAGAGCCGTTGTAATACAGAACGTCACCCTGGGCGAGCGTAGCTCCCCCGAGGTCTTCCAGGGCAGCGTCATCAAGCATACCGCCCGGTACTTTGGTAGTCATAATTAGTCCACAGGCTTGGCCTGCAACAGAGGATCACGTGTCGTTTCTAGAAATTTCGTACCAACCATCCGCAGATACAATGTGTCCAGAAATGGTCATATAAATCAGTTCAATAAAATGGTTCGCAGAGTCCAACGCAAAATCCGCCGTTAGATTAAGATTCCCAGTTGATTTCAACGTCACCACTCGACTGGCATCAACCGCTTTTAACAGCATTCGTTGACCGGCTGTTCCACCGTTAATGTCCGTCAGATCATCCGCTGCTGCGTCCCCTTCTGTATCGACTGTAATAATTGAAGGCCGCCCACTTAGAGTAATAGCGTTACTTGCTGCCGTGTACTCAGTCGCCGTGCTGTTTACCTGAGAACCAAGGTAAGTCCATTGAGGGGATGTATCTGTTGTTAAGAATGACCCAAGGACCACGGTTCCACTGAATACATCTGGGTTTGGGTCTGTGTCATAACCATAAGCGATGATGTAGCGGTTTGCGGGAGCTGTTTCTTGGTTACCAATAACTTGGCATACCCACCAATTCTCACCATCAACCGCAGTAGGTGCTTGTGTGTGTAATGAGGTAATCCACACCATCTTGTTTGCAGGGATGTCCGCAAGACTCACTGAGTTGCCCAAGACTTCTGGAAGCTCTCCATACTTTGAAATAAGCGGACCAGCAAACCGAGTAGGAGTCCCCCCAGCGTCAGTAACTGGTGCGGCTGCTGGTATGCGAAGTCGAACGTCATTCCTTTCAAGATCTGTCCCATAGAATCCGCTGGAAATTTCTGACCAACCAACGTCCGCTGACACCCCACTTGGCAGCATTGGCGTGTTGTCTTTAGAACCATCCGTAGTCCACGCACCGATGAACGACACTCCTTCACAAGTCGCCGTCATTTGAATGTTCTGAACCAGTTTGCAGTTGGTAAATCGGATGCTTCGACAGTTGTTTAGGCGACTGGTGTTGATGTTGCAGTTAGTAAAGAACAGGTTGTACACCCGACCATCAGGGGTGTTTTCTGCGCTGTACCCGTTAGAACCATCAATGTAGAGATCCCAGTTGATTTTTTCCCACAAGTCGCCTGCTTGGTATGTGACTGCTGCTCTGTCTAAAGTTAATACAGTAGAGCTAGTAATATCGAGGACTTTGATATTTACAGGACCACTTTCAGTTGAGCCACCTATTCGCAGAGACTCAGTAGAGATGTAGCCGTTCAAAGGGACTTCGTGGTTGCTATCCAATGTGATTTTGGCTTTACCAGCATGATCTCCACCGTGGTCGGCAATCCCTGTTATTGAAATAGGTGTTGAAGAAGACCCGTTGCCCGTAAGCGTGCAGTTGACAAAATAACTTTCAAAGATGTTGTCGCTATCGGTTGGGTTGACCAGATAAAGACCGTACTTTCCGTTGTCGATAACCAAACAGTGGCTCATCTTCAAAGAGCCAGCACCTTCAACTTTTACGCCATATTCGGTGTTATTCGTGAATACCGCGTCAATGACATCAATTCCCCGAGTGTCTTTGGAGTACATCCCGGTAGTGCAGTCTCTTACAAGCACATTTGAAACCCGGCATCTAGCAGAACCTTGTCCGGTCGCCTCATCCCAATAAATGCCGGTGTTGTAATCTTCAATAGTACAGTTGCTGATTTCAACGTATGCAGGGCCAACAGCATCAGGGTCTTCTTCAACGATTTTAATCGCGTGTTCTCCAGGGTTTGTAGCCTCGCTGTTGCCTGAAAGTTTGAGATTAGAAATGTGAGTGTAACTGTTGTCTGTTTTAATCCCGACACCAATAAGGCGGGAACCTTTACCGCAGCCTACTACGGACGGTCTGGCTTTCCAGTTTGTGTTGGTTTGGTCCGCATCTAGTTCAAGATAAACATCCGCAGCAGATGTTGGGGTGTATAAATAGTCCCCCGGAGGAAAGTAGAGAACAGCACTATTGTTCGCGTTCCACTTCGCGTTAGCTGCTGCAAGAGCTTCCAAAATCGCAGCGCGATCGTCAGTAGTCCCATCGCCAGTCGCACCAAACTTCTTAACATTTACAACATCGTCAGCGGGTACCCGAAGCCCACCAGCGGTAGACCCATCATGGATCCGCAACTCTTTGTTGTCAGTGACATAAGTTATCTCACCGGCTGCTCCCGTGAAAGAGTCGTGTTCAGTCTTAGAGCCACGCCTGAGTTGTACTTGTTTAGTAGTCATTGGGTTTTCCTAAAAGTTTCAACCAGCGGATACTGTTAAAGTACCACTAGAATTCCAAAGTTGCCCCTCAACTTCGGGGTCAGATGTGGGAAGGTTTGGGAATGAGATGTCAGTTCCACCGACTGTGAGATCATCCCCAACACTGAGATCCCCAGTGATTGACGGACTATCTGCAAGGATGTCCCGAGTGACCCCAATGTTTCGGACGGTCAACACCTGAGCGAGAGACGCACCTGTTCCAAGTGTCAAGGTGGCCCCTGAGATTGTGAAGTCTGTGGTGGGTTTCTGAACCACACCATCGAGATCCACAATGAATGAATTCACATCTGTTGATGTGGGAGTAGGATCCATCACGAAGGCGGTCTGGGAAGCCGTCGCAGTGAACGAGTAAAGTTGCGGAATCGAAGGGGCATCGTAAAGTTCAAGCCCGTCCACGTACTCCTTGGTAACAGCGTCGTTGGCCCCAGTGGGAGTCGCGACATCTTTGATGCGTTTCTCTTGGGCAGTCCAGTTTTGGTCCGTTTGATCAACCCCCAGAGCGTCACTGGTAGCAGAATCCTCAGCCTCCTGAGAGATATACAACAACCCCAGAACAGCAGTATCAAGGTCCTTTTCGGTCAACACAGAGCCGTCTTGGAAGTCCGCGATCTGAGCCTGATACTCAGCCTTAGTCTTCGGGGTTACTCTTCTGAGAAACACAACCGTCCCAGAATCTGGAGCAGATGCGAAGGTAACCTTGTTGGTCCCCGCATCAATGGTGTACCCAGAGGTCTGCTCTACACCACTGAGGTAGACCTCAATGTGTTCTGTAGAAAGGTAATCGAACGTGATGGCAAACTCGCTTTGCCCCGTACTCTCGTACCTGTCATAACTGTAAATTGCCATCACTGTCTCTCAATAAGTGCGAGGAGCTGATTGACCTGAGAAGTATTTCCTGATCTGCGGTGTTGCTTGATCAAGGCTCCAATCTCATCTCTTCGCTGGACTTCTGGGAATTCTTTGAGCATTTGGCTGAATGCCTTTGCTCTATACTTGGACACTACGCGGTTGATTGCCGCAACACGGGGGGACTTGTCTAGACCTTCGATATCTTCTTCTGGAAGACGCTTGTACTGGGAGGACTTGAACAGGCGTGTGAGTTCCTGCTCGATGGACCGCCCGGAAACCTTTACAGAACCCTGGAGTTCCAACCATCGGTCATACGCGGACTGATTCTTGCGATTCTTGTACCCACGGAGGTCAACCCCATTCTTCACAGCACCGGGGGGTGTGAACCCGTGGCCGACATTGGCAATCTCTTTCGCCACAAAGGAACTTCCACCAGTTGAGTATGTGAAGGGGTTATACAGTTCACCTTGACCAGGGTGCTTGATGGTCTGCCCAAGGAAGTTCCGGCGAGGATCAAGGTCCGCCGAGAGACCAGGCACACGACTGCGTATAGCATCAAGCATCCCTTGGACTGCCTTCAGGTCATTGTCACCGAACGCTGTACCTGTTTGACCAACAAATGCTGGTACGAAGGATGCTGCGAACTGTTTCGCAAGGGCTGGTCCGCCTTGTGTTGGGTTTGATACCGCCCCAAATACTCGTTGAAGACCTGTGAGATATGACTTACTGGCAACATTCTTACCAACAGCAATCGCAATCGCTGGGATCATCCCCTCAAGTTGGTAGATGGATTCCTCATCATTATTACTAGCAGCCACCGCCATTGTCTCATTGAAGTCAGCAGCAAGACCCAGGAAGGTTGCGAAGGGATCCAGTCTCCGATAAGAGACATAGTTCTCACCAATCTTGACGGAATAGGG